CGAAAGGGAACACCGCAGCGGCAGGCATCGCGTCTGTGAACGGCACGTCGGGCTGACCCTTGAACGAAATCAACCGGTACCGGTTCGGCGCAGATCGTCGGCCGTCTCGTAACGCTGCACCCGACCGTTTGCCCACAGCGCGACGGCGCCGGCGACGACGTGCTGCCGAAAGTGTTTGAACGCCGCGACGGCGACCCCGTGCTCGAGGTCAGAGGTGCGCAGCTGCCATCGGTTGCCCTCGGCGCCCGAGTGCTGCAGCACGAGCACCTCGCCCGGGCACTGCCCGGCGAATCGCCATCCCGCCTCGACGGCAGCGAGGCGCGTGCAGGCCTCGGGCGAGCCGGTCACCCGCGGGGTCACGACGCCCCCCCGCCGCGTCGGGCGATGCGGCGCATGCGACTGTCGACCTCGGCGAGGCGCCGCCGGTGCGCGTCGGCGAGCACCTGTTCGAGCACCTCGCGGCGTTCGATGTCGGTGTCTCCGAACGACTCAAATATCGCAACGGCGCGAGCGCCGAGCCCGAACACGAGCAGTACCGCCAAGGCGTTGACCCTCCGAACCGGAATGAAACGGACGACGAGGGCAGGATCATAACCCTCGTCGCCGCAAAAGTATCACGCGACGTCGCGCTGCAGGCGCATGCACTCGGGCATCACGGGGGGTGTGCCGTCGAGACCGACACCATCACCGAGAACGGTGCGCAGGTACGCGAGCGCCGACAGCGCCTCGATGTCGTCCCATGCGTCGACGCGCGCGCGCTCGGTCTGCCATCGCTCGTCGGCGTCGCCGAGCAGCTGGAACAGCTGCTCGCGGTCGAGCGTCGTCTGACTGCCGCCCTGCGTCTGCTGCACCTGCTGATCGACGCGATGCTGCTCGACGGCGCGATCGAGCGGACCCTGCGCCGCCTCGGCCGCGACAGGGTCGACGGCGGGCTCGACGGCAGGCTCGACCTCGTACCCCTCGGCGTCGACGATGCGCCCGCGCACGGTCGGATCCTCGTCGAGCTCGAGCGCCCGGTCTGCCGGGCCTTTTGGCAGGTATTTCTGCAGGCGTTTCAGCGCGACCTTTTGGCGCTGCTGATCGGGCCACATGTCCCACGCCGGCGACTTGCCTTGATTTTGATCGCGCGCGAGCTTTAGATCCTCGGCGCTGACCGGTTCGAACACGGTCTCGTCATTGTCGAGCAGCGCGCAGGCGTACGCGCCGACGAGCTCGCCGCGTTTGTTACGGTCAGCAAAGCATTTCGGTTTGTGCACGATCTGTTTGCCGTCGGTGCCGCTCGTCACTTCCCACTCGTCACCCGAATAGATGACGTCGGCCCACACCTTTTTTACCTGCCCGCTGCGACGGATCAGCTCGACATAACCCCAAACGCTGATCTGAAACGTCGCCTCCTTTTTGTACGGGATCACATAGGCGTGCGGGTAAGCGCCGCCGACGGTCAGGTCGACCTCGGCGGCGTGCAGCAGCGCGCGCACGATCGAGGCGGGCGTGCAGTCGAGCAGTGCCTGATTTGTCTCGACGGCGAGCATGAACCCGCGAATGAACCGCTCGGCATGCTCGGGCGTGCGGCGTGCGAGCAGTCGCCGCACGCTATCGGTTCGCTCGTGCACGAGGTCCCGCATGGCGTCGACCCGCGTCGGTTTCTTTTGCGCCTGCGCCTGCGCCTGCTGCTGCGGGCGCTGCCCCTGCCCCTGCCCCTGCGGTCTGCGATTGTCGGCCATGGTGTGTTGATCCTTACCGTCTGCTCGACGGTGCATTGTCGACGGCAGCGTGTTCGCCGCTGCGGCGTCGCATTCGGGTCACGACGCGCTCGGTCTGTTTGCGAGCGAGTCGCGCAAGGGCGCCGGCGCGCCATGCTGCGAGAATGCGCGTCTGTTCGCGCAGGTCATCGAGGTTATCAGGTTTGTGTTCCGTGTCCCGTGCCATGGGTCAACGGATCGGCGCGAGTGTTCCGAGCTTTAACGGAAAAGCGATCACCCCCAAAAGGGAACGCACCGACGCGGGTCAGGCGCCGAGGCGGCGCGTCGTGATGCGTTCGTCGAACGCCCGGCGCTCGCTGCGGTCGCAGTCCGGCAGTGGCCCGAACGCGAGGTCGCGCGGATCCCATTCGAGCGCGAGGGCCCACTGCTCGACGAGGGCGATGGTGCCTGCCCCGTAGCATTCCAGGTTGTAAACGCGATCGCGCGTGACGCCCATGCGGGCCGCGACCTCGGCGACCGACAGCTCGAGGAACCGGCGGCGCGCCTGCCCTCGTTTGCCGATCGCGGTGTGGTCGCGGCCCTGCATCAGGTTGGCCTGACGAGCTCGCCGCGGTCGTATTTGGCGGCGCAGTCCGGGCAGAATACACCGGGCAAAAACTGAAACAGCTTGCCCCGCTCGCGCAGCTTGAACCCGTCGGCGGCAGGGAACGGCTGCGCGCAGCCATTGCATTCGAGGAACCCGACGCCCATCGGGCGCCGCACCGTGACGGCGCCCGGCGCCGGCAGCGACGCGACCCGCTCGTCGAGCTGCGCCTGCGTCAGCGGCGGCATGCCAACGGCAGCGCGACCGCGGTTCATCGCGTCGAGGTCGAGCGGCGGCGACTCGACGAGCGGCTGCTCGCTCGTCACATGATCGTCCTCGTGCTCGCGAACCCCTGCCCATGCCTCGCGTTCGGCGGCGTTCGCTGCCTCGCGCTCGGCAGCCCGCTCGGCGGGCGCCATGCGACGGCGCTCGTTCAGTCGGCGAGCGACGTCGGTGTCGGGATACAGCGCGTCGCGCACCTCGGCCCATCCGTCGATGGCAGCCATTGCCGTTTGCCGAGCGACCGAGGCGTCGATTATGTCGCGCACCCGGGCGAGCAGGTCGAGCATCGGTTCGACCTCGTCGAGGACATCCTCGATGACCCGCAGCGGCAGGCTGTGGTGCACGGCGAGCTGCGCCTGCAGGCCGTCGAGGCGCGCGACGAGCGGGCGCTGTCGGCTGCTGTCGATGCCTGCGGCACGTTCGGCGTCGGCGTGCTGCGCGTTCCGGATGCGCCGGGCGGCAGCGACGACCTCGGGCCGCGGGGTCACGACGCGGAACACTGCGCCGCACGCCGGGCAGGACATGCCGGGCACGACACTCGACTCGCGCGCGCCCTCGAACCTGCACTGCGGGCAGGTGACTGACGCGGGCGGCGGCGGCGGCGGGGTGCCGAACAGCTCGCCCGCCTGTTCGATGCTCGTCGGGTGCGTCAGCGACAGGTCGCGCCGGCAGGTCACGCAAATCGAGTCGGTGAACGACCGCACGCAAGGCAGCCCGCCGGCGCGCTGCGGGCAGGGGGTTCGATCGTAGTTCACGGCTCGCCTCGCTTGACGAGCTCGAGCGAGGCGCGCAGCAGGTCGGCGATTTCGCCCGACGGCTGCATCGTCAGCGACCGCGTGCCGACCGGCAGCGGGTGCGGTTTCTTTCGAGGCTGCATCAGGCGGCAGGCGCGAAACCCCTTGCGGCTGGTGTGCACCTGCCCGCAGCTGCAGCGCGACTCGCTCGGATCGGTGATCCACGAATTGAAATAGCGCCCGTCGGGTAGCAGCGCGGCCTTTTGCTCGCCGAGGGTGTGCAGCACCCGGTTATTGATCAGATCCTTGCGCGCCTCGAGCCGTTTCACGGCGTCGTTGATCTGCTCGATTTCGTCGGCGATGGCGACGGCAGCCTCGTCGAATTCGACGATCTCGTCGTCGAGGCGCGGGTTCAAGGCGAGGATCGCGTTCCGCGCGCTGTCGCTGCCGTCCGGGTTCGGCGGGCGGCGCTGCAGAACGCGCAGCCAAAATTCGTCGCACTTCTCGCCGAGCATCGCCTGAAACTCGCGATGCGGCTCGATGTCGACCCATTGCAATTTCCGTTCGGGAAATGGCAGCCATGGCACCGAGGCCCACAGCGCGCCGGTGACAAGCATCTGATGCTGCACCTGCACCTGCACGTGCGCCGGCAGGGCCTCGAACCATGCCTCGCCGAGGCCGGTCGTTTTGGCCTCGACGACCCCGGGCCCGACTGCCCACGGCGGCGCGCCGTCGAGCGCGATGCCGTCGAGGGTGACGAGGCACCACTCGCGCTGACGCGACTGCAGCAGCTCGCCGGCGGGAACGACGGTGCGCCCGGTGCGCCGGGCGTATTCCTGCAGGATCGCGGGCTCGAACAGCTGACCCCACAGCGCGACCTCGCCGACGTCGTTCGCGACCTCGGCGCCGATCTTTTCGGCGTACACCTCGAGCGCAGATTTGTACGGGTGCAGACCGAGGACGGCGGCGACCTCGCTGCCGGTCAGGCCATGCCGGCGCGCGCGCAGCCATGACTCGCGGTCGCGCGAGTGAATGCCGGTCGCGATGCAGTGCGCCTCGAACGGGCGGGGTGGAACCGAGGTGACGATTTCGTCGAATGCTGGTTGCGCCATGACGTCATAGCCTAACGGCGGCGACCGCCTCGTCGAGCGGGTTCGTCGCCGAGTGTTCCACGATGCGCACGGCATCGACAAACTCGAGGCCCGTGTGCACCCGCCCGGCGCACTGCGCGCACCATGCGAACGCCACATTGAACCATACCATCCCGGCGACGTCGCCGCGCCGGGGCAGCAGAACCCACACCATGGCTCGATCGCCCGAGCGATGGTGTCGCTGCCATTGGGCACCCTCGCCGAACGTCACGTCGGCGTGCCGCCCGTGCTCGCGAGGTCGGCGAGGTACTCGAGTCGACCGTCGAGCGCGCGCACGATCATGCGCAGCATGTCGACCTTGATCTGCGCGAGGCCGACGCGCCCGTCCGGCAGCGCGATGCGCAGGGTCACCGCGGGCACGCGCTTTGTCCGCCCGGTCAGGGTGTCGGTTGCCTCGGCGTCGGGCAGCAGCGCCACGCCGACGAGGGCAGCGTGGTCGAGCTTGCCTGCCGCACCGAGCTCGGTCAGGTCAGGCCAGCATTCGTCGCCCTCGAGCTGCAGGTCGATGTTCGTCATGCGCCGAGGAATCCCGCGGGCATGCTGCCGCTGGCGTACGCCTCGGCGACCTTTGGCAGCACCTGCTCGCCGACGGTCGTGCCGTCGGGCAAAAGCAGATGCGACAGAAATTCCTCCTCTGCCGTGCTGCTGCCGTCGGCGATGCTTTCGAGCTTTGCTTTCAAGCGCAGCAGCAGCGAACGCCACGCCTCGCGCTCGAGCTGCTCGACGTCGCAGCGCCGCGTCGGGCGGTTCGTCGAGGTCGTGATCTTGAAATGCCTGCCGTCGAGCTTGAACCCGAGCACGATGCGCTGCGCGTCGCTGTCGGTGCCGGCGTACACCTGACCGGCGCCCGCGCGCCGCAGCATCCGTTCGATTTCATCGCGGCTGATGCCGACGGGAACCTTTGTGTCCTGCGCGTAGCGTCTGACCTTGTCAGCCATGGGGGATGTCGGTCCCTTTCCTGAATGTGAATTCGATGCGCGTGACCTGCGCCGTTCCGCTGCAGGCGTTCGCCGCGCAGAACATGTCGATGAACCCCTGCGGCGTCATGTCCGGAAACCCCTCGCGCCGCACGTCGTCAGCCGTGATGGTTTCGAGCCGCTCGCGGCTGACGCGCCCGACGCGCAGCGTGCCGAGCACGACCTGCCGCTCGCCCCGGCGCAGGCCCATTGCCTTGCGGACGGCGACGAGCACGTCGCCCTCGCGCAGCTCGGCCCACCCGAGCCGACGGGTCACGTCTTTCGAGCCGTCGAGCAGCTGCGGCTCGGTCAGCGAGAACGAGATCCGGCGCGGCATCAGGCCTGCTCGATGGCGCGCGCGACGGTGTCGCGGGGTTCGAGCTCGAACGTCACGCGCCGCTCGTCAGGCGAGACGGCGGCGAGGTGCCGGCGCACGTGCCATCGGCCGCGCAGAGGGCTGAACGTGCCCGACCGCAGCAGGGCGGCGATGCGCGCGGGGTAGCCGCTGCGATGCTGCAGCGGCGACATGTGCACGGTCAGGCGCATCATCGGCGAGGGCCTTTCGCGTGCTCGATCGGGCAGTGACAGTGAGACACCGGCGACGGGTAACGGTCGCCGGTGCGCGGCTGATAAGGCTGCGCCGCGCTGAACGTGCAGCGCGGCAGTTCGTGCCTGTCATCGAGCGCCCTGAAACCCATGACCCCGGCGCGGGATTAGTTCAGGGTCGAGCTCGGTCGTCGAGACACATTCGCCACGATCGGGCGCGATCGGTGGGCAGGTGTGAGTTCCTCGGCGAGCATGGTCAGCCGCGTGCGCACCCATGCGGCAAAGTGCGCGAGGTCGTCTCGACCTGCGGCGTGACGCTCGACCTCGCGCTCGAGGGCGCGAACGGCGTCGTGGGCCTCCATCGGCGACGGGTTCGGGTTCGTCATTGGCGTGTTCCCTTATGTTGCGAAACGGGTCGGTCGTAGTGTTGTGCCCCGGCCTGCGGCGAGGTGTTACCGGGCATTACAGGGTGTTACTCATGCCGTCGGGTAACGCGCGCTAACGTTGACATGCGGGCCGGAAAAATGCGAGGTGAAAGTGTCCTGATCCGATGCGCACCATCGGGGGTCATTTTGCGAGGGTCGGTCGAAACGTGAGTGGTTTCGTTAAGATATACGGCAAAATCCTAAAGTCGTCGGTCTGGGTGGGACAGCCCGCACACCTGCGCCTGACCTGGATCGCGCTGCTCGTGCTCGCCGACCGAAAGGGCGATGTCATGTCGAGCGTGCCCGGCCTCGCGCAGGATGCGGGCGTGACGATCGCCGAGGTGCTGCAGGCGCTCGACGTGTTCCAAAAGCCTGACCCGTTCAGCCGCACACCCGATAACGAGGGCCGGCGCATCGTCGAAATCGACGGCGGGTGGCACGTCCTAAATCACGACAAATACCGCGAAATGCGCAGTGAATCGCAGGTTAAAAACGCCGAGCGGCAGGCAAAATTCAAGGCCAAAAGGCGGGTCGGGACGGCCGCGTTCGAGGCCGTCAGCGCGGCTGTTACCGCCGTTACCGGTAACAGCGGTAACGCTCCGCTTTGTACTCTGTCTCTCTCTAGATCTTTAGAAGATCCTGATCATCCGGATCCGGATCCGATCCCTAGCGATCCCGCTAAAGATCACCCGCGCGCGAGGCGCGTCAGCAGCGTCAGTGCTGACGCTGAAACGCTCGAGGTGCCGAAGTGGTGGACGGGCCCGAAACCGCGGCACGCGAAACGCTGCCGCGAGCTCGGCCTCGACGTCGAGCTCGAGGCCGAGCGGTTCCGCGCGACGCATTTTCAGCAGGCGTTCCCGTGCACACCTGCCGGCGTCGACAAGCGGTTCGACCGCTGGATCGTCGATCCAAAGTTCGCCGCAGGCACCGTGGCGACGGCGACCCCGAAACGCCCGAGCGTGGGCGGGACCCCCTGGGTTCACCCGGATCACGCGGCGTTTGCGCGCGAGAACGGATTGACGCTCGGCGCCGAGGTCGCCGAGTTTCGGGCGCACCATTATCACCCGCCCGACGCGCTGAAACCCGCCGAGGTGTTCCGACCGTTCATGGATCACCTCGTCAGGCGTGCAGCGGAACGGGCACCCCGGACCGTGAACCAATGACTCGCCTGCTCGCGCGGGCATCCCTGCTCGGGTGTGCGGACCGCGATCCGGCCTCGTGCCGGCACGCTTTGGGGGCGCCCTCGAGCGATTCCAGAAAATACGGGCATCCGGGCGCAGGCGCGCCCGAGGCCCTCACAACGCAAATGCGTGCCGTTCAGTAAGCGACGCGCGTTCAGGCAACCGGGCCCATCGGCCCACGGAAAGAAACACCGACATGAACCATCCCGCTAAACCCACCCCGATCGAACCCCGTGACGTGCCCGTTTGGCAGGCGCTGCTGCGAGCCGTCTCGCACGACGGTCAGCTCGCGATGCGGACCGGCGAGGTCGCCGCCGTCCTGATGCTCGAGGGCGTACCGCTGCAGCCTCGAGACGCCGAGGCCGCGCTCGTTCGGATCATCGACACCGGCCTCGTCGAGCGCATGCCGGGTGGGCTGCGGGTCGTGTCGCACCATCACCGGCGGCATCCTGCCGCAGACAACGACGAGGACATACCCCATGGCAGCACGTAAAAAGGGACGCGAGAAACGAGCGGCGGCGAACGACGAGGGCACGGGCCTCGTGCGCGTCAAGCTGACCGACGATCAGTGGCGCGAACGCAGCGCGGATCTCGCATCGTTCGAGAAGAAACTCGAGGACACCGAGAGTAAAAAGGCTGCCGCGGCAGCGAAATACAATTCGGAAATCAAGCTGATCAAAGAAAAGATTTCGACGCTCGCCGACGAGGTCGACACGCGCGAGGCGAACGTCGACGCGCAGCAGGCGATGAACTTCGGCGGCACTGCCGGGCGCCGCGCCGGCGCAGCGAACGAGCACACGCGCCGCGAAAAGGCGGGCGGCAAGGCCGCTGCCGCGGGCGACGACGAGGCCGAGGACGCCGACGAACCCGAGGCCGTCGAGGGCGCTGCCTGATGAAAGCTGCGGACGCACTCGAGGCGGCGAAACGCCTGCACGCCGTCGTCGGGCGCCTCGCCGAGCGGCGCGAGCGGCACGTGCTCAAAGCGACCGGCGAGTTTCAGCTCGACCTGCTCGCGGCGATCAGCGAGGCGCCCGACGAGATCCTCGAGATGGTGACGCGCGCCGTGGCGATGGATCCGGGGCAGGCATACCTGCAGCTCGCGCTATCGATCGCGGTCGACGAACGCAACGACCGGCGCGGCCTGCGCCGGGCGGGTCGCACGGGCGACACGGAACGCTCGCGGGTCGATCATCACGAGGCCGAGACCGAGCGTCCGCCGTCATACGAAACGTTCGAGCTCGAGGGCGACGCGGGCGCCCTCGATGACCTGCCCGCGCCGCAGCCGTCGCCAATGGACGGCGACGACGCGCCGGGCCGCTACCCCGAACCCGGCGAGCCGGCGACCCTGCTGCCCGATGGCACGGTCGTCGCCCTCGGCGCGACCGCATGATCGTCATTGGATTCGACCCCGGACTCGCATCGCTCGGGTTCGGGGTCGTCGACTTTCAACCGACATCGACCCGCGTGCTCGACCATGGCGACATCGGCGAGCCGGGCGCCGACGCCTCGACCGCGGAACGGCTCGACCGCATCTGCCGGAACGTCGATTTCCTGATGAACCGGTTCGCCCCGGACGTGATGGGATACGAGGCGCAGTCCGGGGTGCAATGGGGTAAGGAACGCGAGGGTCAGGCGTCGCATATCAACCTGCGGCAGGTGCACGCCGTGACCGGGATACTGCGCATGGCCGGGAACACGGCGCTCGCCGAGGCGATCCCGATCTACACCCCGCAGCCGTCGTCGATAAAAGTCGCGCTGCTCGGCAAGGGCAGCGGGCACGCCGAAAAGGATCAGGTGCGCGAGGGCGTGCGGCGCCTGTTCGGGGTCAGCCGCTGCTCGTCGCACGACGCAGACGCGATCGCGACGGCGGTCTGCGCGCTGAAACAGCACCGGGCTGCCGAGCGGGCGGCGGCAGCGGCGTCGGCGGCAGCGCGCGCGCGTTGATGGCGAACACCCGATCACGGATCAGGGCGAGCTGCCACTGCTCGCCCTGCAGCTCGGCGATGCGGCGCCCTCGCAACCAATTGCCGCGCCGGTCGGGCGAGGCCTCGACGAGCGCGAGCCATGCGTCGCATTCCTCGCGCAGCGCGCGCGTGCGGCGTTCCCACCGTGCGATGAATTCCGGCGACACCTCGACCCGCAGCACGTCGCGAAAGTCGCGCCGACCGGCGCGCCATTCCCGCTCGAACTGCTCGGCGGTCATCGACGATCCAGCGCGACGCACGAGCCGTTCATCCACGTGCAATAGTGCGTCGTGCCGTCCTCGGGCGCCGCGACGCAGTAGCCCTCGGTCGTCGCGACGTTCGCCCGGTGCACCGGGCTGCACTCGCCGCTCGCGCACAGCTCGTCGGCGTCGCACGCCGCGCCGTTCTCGAACAGGTCGGACTCGGCCTCGACGGCCGGCTCGGGCTGCGCCTCGGGCGCGTCGTCGCCGTCCATGGGCGACGGGGTCGGCTCGACCGTGAACGGCGGCAGGTATCGGGTCGGGCCGGGATCGGGCGTCGCCGCGGGTTCGGGCGAGGCCCGGCGCGGGTCGGGCAGGGTGGGGTCGACGACGACCGGGTCGGGCTGCGCCTCGACGGGTTCGGCGTCGTCAGAGTACTCGGGCGACGGCTCGACGTCGCCACGCGTTCCCGGCGACGGGTCGCTCGGCGCCGACGGCGACGCGGCGGGTTCGGTCGTGTCGGACTCGGCGAGGTCGCTCGAGTCGACGGCGGCGCCGCCGCAGGCGGCGAGCATCAGGGCGAGGGCGACGAGGCGGAACGTGTTCATGTTGTCTCTAGTGAACGGCGAGACGGGCAGCGCCTGAACACACAAAACGACTCGGGCCCGGCGATTGCTCGTCGGGCCCGAGGGGTGTCGCACTGTGAATCAACGACACCAGTTCACTTGCGACCGCAGGCGGCGACCGTGGCGGTCGACGCGCACCCGCTGCTCGCGCGGTGCGACCTGCATACGCTGCCGGTCGGCGTCGAGGCGCGCCGCTTGGCAGGCCGGACACCATGCGCAGGCGGTCGTCAGGATGGCAGGGCAGGTGCGGCAGATGCGGGTCGTCGTCATGTTGCCCCATCAGAACGACGGCAGGCGTCGACCCTTGAACAAAAAGCGACGGGCCCGTTACCGGGCCCGAGGTGTTTCATCCGAGGGCGGCCCTGATTGCTTTCAAGGCCCGGCCTCGCCCTGCGGCGCCGGCCTTGCGCGCCATGAATTCCGCGTGCTCGAGCAGGGTGCCGAACTTGGTC